TTTGTTTTATTTTAATTTTATTTATTTATAATCATTTGTTTGATTATATTTCTTTTTATTTTATTATTTTAGAATCATTTATTTTATTCTTTAAATAAAAATTTTTTGCTTTTTATTATTGTTTAATCGTAATCATTTTCTATTGCGATTATTTCCCTAGCCTTTAATTCTGCTATCAATTTTTGTTTTATATTAATATCTAATGGTTTATTATAATTTTTATTTTTCTTATACAAATTTAAAAATTTTTCTTTATCTTCAATACTTATTAAAAAATCTATTATATATTTCATATGCATTACCTCCAATTTTGGATAAAATTCTTTATATTTTTCAAAACTTTCTTTTATTAATCTATAATATATTTCTTTTTCTTTATAAAATTTTATATTATCTTTATAACTTACCCAAAATAATTCTATGTGTTCTTTACAAGTTAGATATTTTGTTAAACTTTTCAATTTTTTGAAAGGATCACTCACTAAATAACAACTATTCTCTGTTTGTATAAAAAATCTAGATGCAAAGTATTTCACATATTTATCATACTTTACTTCCATATTAAATACTTCACTGTATCTGTAATAATTATTTCTTAATTGTACACTCTCTTTATACTTTAATAAATTATCATCACCACCGAATATGTAAAATATTATATCTTTGTATGCTATTTCTTCACAAAATAATACAATTATCATTGTTATAAATGAATTTGACAAATATGTTGTGAATTCACCACTTTTCTTTGTGTAATCCACACAAAATTTCGCTCCAATTTCACTCACAGTTATTTTACTTCTTTTATTAGCATTTTCATAATCTATTATCACTTCATCTCTGACATCTAATAATTTTAATAACTCTGTAAATATATAAGTGCATATTTCTAACTGACTTTTATCAAATTTAGATATATCTATCGCTCGATATTTTCCACTCTTATTTAACATTTGTATCTTATTATTTAAACTTTTGTCATTTAATCCATTATAATATATTAATTTATCTTTTAAACAAGTTTCTAACACTTCGTTTACATGACTTAAATGTGCAGCAAAGTAACTAGTTATATTCGCACTACTAGCTACCACTATTTGTGACTTCGGTTTTAAATTTTTATCCTCATTAGATAAATCGGGTTTTTCTTCCTTCTTTAAATGAGCGTAATATTTATTTAAAATCAAATTCGTATCTGCTTCTATTCTATCTCTTTGCATTTTTGTTCTTTTACTATACCATTTCTTTAGATTTGCTAAATTTCCACCTACATTTTTCTTCTTATATTCTTTTAGTTTATCTAAATTAAAACAATCTTTTATTAAATTTCTTAATTTTAATTTTACATCTTCACTTATATAATTTGCAACAGGTTTGTTAGCTAAATTTCTTTTTTCTATATTTTCTATTGTTAAATTATGTGTGTTTTCTAATAAATTTACATTTGTAAACACTTTACATTCACAATATGTATTAGACTCTTTCATAGTGAATCTATCTTTTAAAAATTTTGTATAATCTACGTATAATTCTTCTGGTAATTTTATTTCTTTATAACTTCTTATAATTTCAAAAATTTGTCTATAATCATTATGAATTTCATACATTATATTATTCACATTTTCTATACTTATATCTTCTGTACTCACACTTTCTGTTATCATCATATACTCCGCTTCCAAATCATACCAAGAATAATTAACATCATATATTATTTTACTGTTATCAGCTATTTTATCTATTGTTTTATCATTCTCTCTTTTTATTGAAGTGTTATATTCTTTCAAATTTACATTAATTAACATTCCATTATTCTTATAATCTTCTTTATCTACTTTCACTTCCTTTTCTATTTCTTTATTTTTTATTACATCACTACCCATTAAAATATTATATAATTTATCTTTTTTTACTGTATTATAACGTAATATATTTTTTGATCTAGATAAAGCGACTGCTAATTGTTTATCATCTTCGTACAATGGATTATCATCCCTAGTAGAAAATCTGTATATATTTATTATTTCATCACTCTCTCCTTGAAATTCACCAAATGTATACGCCTTTTTTACTTTATGTTTTTCTAATATTTCCTTTTCCCATTGTGTAAACGTTAAACAACAACCGTCTTTGTATTTTATTTCTTCATTAGCCATTATATTTATAATTATTTCACCTTCCTTTTTGTTTTCAGAACTTATTCCAGGATAATATGTTTTTTCTAAAATTCTTATATGACTTTGAGGACATCTAAACGTTTTCTTCAAAATTTTACTCTCTTTATCAGTATATTTGTTATATTTCATTGTGAAATTTACATGTCTACTAAAATAATTTATTTGTTTTTTATCTCCACATATATATATCTTCTTCACTTTCAATAAATTTGCGACGTAATAAACTTGTCCTATATGACATTTATCTACCTCATCTATATATAAATTTTCTAAATTCTTTGCATTTATTTTGTTAATACATATTGAATCTAATGTTCTACACATTGCTTTTGTACTCTTCTTCAAAGAATTTATATTTTGTTTATTTGGACTTGTTATTAAATCCCCAATTTTTGCTAAGTTTAAAATTATAGTAGTTTTTCCACAACCCGGATATCCTTCTTGATATATTACTTTCATAGTTTCATTTTCATTTATTTCTTCCAAATTGTTTATTATTGCTATACTTCTGAAAAAATCAAATACATTACTTGAGATTACGAATTTTTCATTCTTTACCTCTCTTGTTTTTTTAATCCCATTTTCTGTTAAACAATATTCTCCACATTCTTTGTTACTTATTATTTTCCCATTTATTTTTATAAAATAATTGTTACTTAGTATTCTGGACAATATATATTCTTTACTCTTCCTCATACTTTCATATTCATCTTTACTACATAAATATTCATATTCAAGCCATTCTTGTATGCTTTTATTTTTTACTTTATTTATTATCTCTCTGCTTTTGTTAAAATTTAATGCTTTTATCAAAAATTTCTCTAATATCACCTTAATATCTTTTAACTGCCAATCATCTAAGATAGGTTTTTCTATGTAACCATTCAAAGGTGTACACCAAGCATCTATACTTTGTGTATATAAACTATATTTTAATTTCATGTCATATGACTTTAGTCTATGTACATGATTATTTTCTACATAATAAACTTGATCACAATCACTACTATTTAAGTAAATAACTTCATTTTTTATTAAATTTATTTTCTTTTCTTTGCATATTTTTGCAATTTCTAGTATATGATTTATTTCGTTTGGTTTTTTTACATAAGTTTGATATTGATTACCGAATATAGCTTTAAAAAAACAATCATTCTTTTCTATATCTTCTACGTAATTTTTACTCAAATATTCAAACAACTCCACATTGTATTCACATTTCACTTTACTTTGTAAATTGTTATTAAAAGTAATGTTATTTAATATTCTTTTTAATTTATAATTTTTGTTATTATATTCCAAGTAATATCTATCATCTGGATTAACTTCTTTACATGTCGTTATTTTATCACTTACTAAATGTAATCTCAAATTTTTCAATTTAATTTTCAATTCTTCCACTCTATGAGATTTTCCACTTAAATAATTAAATGATTTATCTAAAATGTAATAAGGATTTTTAAATTCCAATAATTTTTCACACTCTTTGTCTAAAATATCTACATTTACTTCTTCAGATTCATCATTAAACAAATTATGATAATACTCATTATAATATTTTTCTATGTTTTCCTTTTTTATTAAATTATTTAAATATAACTCACTGTATTGCATATTAAAATTACCACATTTTATCATATTTATTTCCTTTGGATCTTTATACTTTAATGTGTCTAGTGTTTTTAAATCTATATTTTGATTCACTTCACATTCGTCAATTATACACGAAAAATTTTTAAAAGTCACAACTTCTTTTAAATCTACTATCAATAAATCTCTATAATAACTAATTTCATTATCATCTTTTCTAAAGAACATTTTTACGGTTTCTAATATACTTTGATAACCAATATCATTGTATATTATACTTTTTTCATCTAAATGTTCTTGTAATTTACTGTATTCATTTAAAGTACGAATATATGCTAATCTATTAATATTATTAAACCATTTCTCTGCATATTTATCTTCTTTATCATTCCACAATTTTTTCAAATATTCAACTACAGCTTGTGTTGTTAAACTTCTTGTTTTTGATTTTGAACTTATTAACGATAAAGTGTTTGTGTGTAAATATTTTGGTGCTAACCAGTATCTATAATTTTGATGCCAGTTTGTACTATTATTGTAATTTAAAAATGCTATTTTTGAATAAAATCTCGCACAATAATCTTGTACATGTGTTGTATTATATTCTTTTACTTCATTACTGTACTCAAGTATTATATGATCATATAATATTACCCTACTTATTTGGTTATAATACACTTCATTTTGACTTTTAAATTGCTTAGTATTTATTAAATTCAAGTAATTATTCGCTTTATATTCAAACATTATATTATTATTATAAATTCTCATTTTATCATTATTTATTTTTATCCTTCCTCCAAAACTTGGTAAACAAGCTACTTTGTGATTTTGTATATTTTGATTGTATGGTAATATTATAAAAAAATTTTTCTTGTTCAATTCAACATTTTGTTTAATAATATCATTTAAATTATATTTTAAAATATTATGATAATACACATTTACATCACATTCACAGCATTCGTGTTCTTCATTATATAATTCTCCTAAATCCTGTAAGTCATTGAGTCTATCTCTCATATGTCTTATACTATTTTTAGTTTTTGATTTTATATAAGTATTAAAGATTTCGTAATAATTATTACTATTTTCTTTTCTTATATATTCTAAATCTTTTATGTAATTTTTTAATTCTTCTATTTGATGATTATGATAATCTCCTATTAATGTTTTACAATATGTTTTTCTTTCTCTTACATATCGTGAACTTCTTATAGTTGGTATTAATATACTTCCTTCACTTTTGTACTCATCTCTACATTTCATTATAAAACTCTTTGGTATATTTTTCCATTCATTCAAAGGTTTAAAGAAATTGTTTATGTTCATTTTTCTCCAAATAGGGGTATACCATTCTTCTTTTTCGTTTATTTTTAATATATCTCTGAAATATTTCCTTAAACTTAATAACCAAAATATGTTACTTGTTAATGCTATTAATAAATAAATTAGTACACTTATATATTCTATAAAAAACAATATATTTATATTAATTTTTATCAATAACATATGTAATAATTTTATAACAAAATACAAAATAAATGTACTTATATTCATTACAATTAATTCTTTTACATTTAACAATTTTACGTGTGTGTATTCTTCTACATTGAAAATTTTTTCTCTTTGCGGTACTATTATACTATTAGTACTCATTGCCATCACACTTTCTACTTTATATTCATTTCCTTCAGCCCCTGTGATAAATACCTCTGTCAATGTATCATACCATTTTCTTTCTCTATAATATTGATACACAGTAGTCACTACATCAAGATCTTGAATATCTTTTTTATTTATATTTCTTCTCACTTTATTGTCAACTAATTGATTATTAATATGATCATAATATACAACATGATTCTGCTCCTCATTGTAAATTACACTCTCTATTCTTTTATACAATTTATTTTGTAAAGTTATACAATTACTCATTTTTTCCATTTTACTTTTCCTAGTGATTTTAAATTTAAACACCTCTTCTTTTTTTCCTATTGATTTGTATTCTTTTATTGTCATTAATTGTTTTGATTTAACATAATTTTCCACTAGATACATATTATATAAATAATTGTATTTATCCATTATATTTTCTTTAAAATTATATTGACCATTATACTCTTTTCTTAAATAATTATACAAATCATCTAAATTTGGGTATTCCTCCCTTAAACTTTTTGTTTCTTCGTAATATAAATGTAAAATACTAGTTAATACACAATTATTATTGTCATAAATTATTTTATCATGTGTTGGTTTTTCTAACTTCGTAAAATATTTGTGCTTTCCTAAAACATTTGTTTGATTTTTAAATTGACTTAGTAATACATTTCTTATTATTAATTTACTTTGGCGCTCTAAATCTTGAGTTTCTAAAGTCACTAAATCTCTTTTTTCTTTTTCTTCTTCTGTTTTTATCACTTCAATTTTTTCGTTATTTAAATTTTTATCTTTATTATTATTTTCTTCAATTTTTGAATCTTTTAAATTTTCTGTGATTTTTTCTTTTTTATTTTTATTTTCCACATTTTTATTCTTTCTTGTTTTGGAAACTGTTATATTTTTTTCCATAAACTCTATGTGTTCAATTTGTTTCTTTATTTTTCCTTGATATTCTTTTAATCTATTCTCATAATAATTCTTTAATTCAATTATTGAAATCTCGCTTCGTTTTGCAACTAATTTTAATTCTTCTTGTAATTTATTGCAGGTTTTAGTTATTTCATTATTTTTCTTATTCAACTCTTTTGTTAAATTTCCGTAGTCCACTAATTTGTGATTTTGAAGTTTTAATTTATCCTCACAATCTTGTAAACTTTCTAAACACTTCTTTTTGTCCTTGTTCAATTCTTCTATTGTGTTTTCCTTATCACTTAATTTAACTTTTAAATCTTTTACTTCCTTGATTAGTTCTATTTTTCTTTCTTCTATACCCTTTATTATTACTAATTGCATTTCATATTGCTTTTCTATACTTAAATTGTTAAAACTATAATTTTCTTCTTCTATCTTTTCAGACTTTTCTGATAATTTTTCTTTTGAAATTTCTGACTCTTTATTTACTAATTCTTCAGTTTTTATAATCTCTTTTTCTTTTCCTGAATCATTTTCAAATTTTTCTATTATTAAATGTTTTTTATCTCTTTTTAACACTAAACTTTCTAAATTTATTATTTTTGGTACAACATTAAAAGTTTCATCATTTTTCTCATCTTTCTTTGCACTATCTAGTTCTTCCTCTAATTTTTCTTGTTTTATTAATTCCATTGATTTATATTCCATAGGTTTTAAAAATCTTGAGTTTAAATCAATTTGGTTCTTTAAAGCTTCTTGTATTAATTCTTCACCTTTTAATTTTAATAATTCATCTTCTGTCATATAAATAAAAGGTTTTTCAATTTCTTTCTTATTATTATTATTATTATTATTTTTATCTTTTTTTGTTTCCTTTTTCTTTTTCTCAAGTTTGTTTCCCTTAATTTCATCTTTATTCTCAACTTTATTTTTAATTATCTCTGAGTTTATTCCTGACTCTTTCGGATTTGAACTTACATTTAAAGATGGAGTGTTTACTTTATTTTCATTAGTTACTTGTCCTTCTATAATGTATTCACTAGCTTTTCCAACCTTTTCATATAAACTTAAAAATGAATTTTTGTAAATACTTGCTTTTTCATTTGTATAAAATATTTTTCCTGGTTCTTGTATTCTTGAGTAACCTTCTTTTTCTCTAACTAATCTTGTATAAAAATCATTTACTCTGCATAATGTCTTCTTTAATTCATATTTTATACCAAAAACATTTATTACATGTTCATTTTCTTCTAAGTATAAATATTTATATGCTTTTATTTTTCTTAGATTTACAATATTTTCTCTTACATCTTTCAACACAGGATGTACATTGATTACATTATTTAAATTTTCTTCTAAAGTTATACTTTTTAGTACTTTATTTATTATTTGTCTTGTATCTTTTTCTTTTAAATTTGGATATTTCAAATAATTCTTTAAACTACCTTTTAAATATCCATTATTTATTTTTAAAGTATTATAAATAACGTCATCTAATAAATACAACGGTGCTAATAATGCTTTATTCAATAATAATTTTTGATTATTTCTCA